AGGTAAGAAGGAGAAAGTACCAACGTCTACTCCTACTCAAATGCAAGCATTAAGAGATTTAGCAGAAAGAAAAAGGAGGGAACAAGAAGATGTGTAATACTTGCGGTGATGATAATCATGTTGTAAAAGAGGATGAGATACCCGAAGGATGGGTAAAAGGCTATGATAACTGGAAAAGGATTCTAAAAGACTTAAGGCCAGAAACCATCATTAGACCAGATTCAAGAGATAGAAGTAGAAGTGATGACCTTGCTTGGATTGCTCCCGTTGATGCAGTTGATTTGAAGGATGAAACCGATGTTGATGTAAAAGGCGGTGGTTGTCCTGAATGTGAATATATTACTGATGGTAGTATGGATGATAGAAGGAAGGCAAAAAGTAATCCAAACTATCCCGGCAAATGTAAGGAGTGTGCAGAATACTGGTGTTCTATACCCTACAATGACAAGTATTCAGATAGCGGAAAATGTGGCTTTAGAGTTTGTGAGAAGCATTGGAAAAAGATGACAAAGAATGGCAAACTAAAAGGAAGCACAGTAGGAGGACATGATTTTGGTGATTATGATACAGACAGAAAGGCATCAGACTATGATGACAATCAACGATTCAACGAAGATAGATTCAACAGGAGGACTAGATAATGTGGGAAAGCCGATTAATAAAAGAAGATAGTGATTTACTACAAAAAGTAAATGCTAAACAGAAGAAGAAGTTAAAGAAACTGGTTCAGACATCTGAACCTAGTGAATATATGGGTCAGGATTTTACGAAGTTAAGTGATTTAGTAAAAGAATTAAGGTCACTTGATATGATGAAATCAGACAAAAAGATGCTCAAGAAGATGAAGAAAATAGATGAGGCAAATGTTTCCTTGATTGCGGCCGCATCTGAATTGAGAAAGGATTACGAAACTCTATACAGGCAACTTAGAGGAGTAGTATATCCAAAAAGTAAAGGCGATTTAGGAGATGAGAAAGATGAGTGAAGAGAACAATGAAATGTTATTACTAATGAAAGAGTTAGTAGAGAAAGTAAAGAATTTGGAGAGAGCAGTCTACAATGATGACAACCTATTGATGAAATCAGGTTTTGTTGTAGCCTCCACACCTGCTCCATCAATGTCAGTTGGTGAAACAGAAATCAACGATGATAAGATAGCAAAGATGGAATGGAAAGAAATCAATGATATGGTTTCAAGAATAGAAGGAAGTGTATAGAATGGATGATTTATTACCAAAGAAAGTAAGTAAAGAAGAGAAGATTGGCACGTTGATAGACAATGTAGTTACCAAAGCAAAAGAGGCAGTCGGTGAAGTATTGAACTACAATGAGTTGCCATTAGAAGAAACAGTGGAATTAGAGGGTGAAACAGTTGATGTTGATAGACCCCAGAAGAAACCTGCTGAAGAGAAAGTAGACCCATTAGAGGGAATTAGACCTGAATTTGGAAAGGAATGATATGCTTCTGAAAGAGGTTTTTGTTGGTAAGGAAAACAAAGCCTTGGCGAAGCGTATCTTAGATTTTTACGAAGACGTTAGGTATAACTATCTATCAGCAAAATCAGACCCCAAAGAATATAGAAAAAATTGGATTGAGAGTGTAAAGAGAATCAGAAAGGATTTTGATGGCTTAGGTGAATTTTCATCTACTCTTAAGAAATACTTGGATGAAGAAGAAGTATTCAGTAAGAATGCATTGAACCCTGAATCATACGATGCTAAGAAATTATATGATTCTATCAAGGAGATGCGTTTCAATTCTGCTGAGTTGAATGACCCATTCGCTAGACAGATGGGTGATGATGTAATAGACAATCTATTGCGTTCAGCACCTATCTATGCAATGTTCATTCATTATGCTTTACGCTCAGACGCTAACGCCATTAGTGAAAAGGCATGGGAGAAACATGACCTAAAACCAGATAAAATTACTCAAGGTGCGGAAGGATTAGATTTAGCATTAAAGGATGTGCCGTTATACATCTTGGAACATTATGGCGATGATAAAGATGGAAATGATAGAGTAGAAGATAAATTTGAAGGGGCTTTAAAATTATTAGAGAAGATATTCTTAGAGGAAAACTCAGAAGAAGACTGGAAGAAATTAGTTGCTCTAGACTTGAAAAAGAGTGATGAAGAGAAAGCAGAAATAGATTTCATTATACCAAACAAACCAATGTATAGAATCTTTGAAATCAACGACATAAAAGATTTGAAGGGATTCACAGGTGAGTGGGTAGTACAGGAAAAGTATGATGGAATCAGAATACAAATACACAAAGCGAATTCAGATGTAAAGATATATTCCTATAACAAAAAGGATATTTCTGCAAAGTGTCAAGATATAATTAAGATACTAAAGCAAAAGAAATTTGGCGATTTAATTTTAGATGCAGAATTAATATTGTACGATGGAGATGAGCCTTTACATAGAGCAGATACCATTGCACATCTATTCAAAGATAAATACAAAGATGCTACACTTAAAGCAAAGGTATTCGATATAATGGCTCACGATGGAGAAGACCATACAGACAATCCATTGAGAGAAAGAATCAACATATTACAATATCAACTAGCACAACATTCAGAAGAGATACTAGAGTTTCCCAATAAGAAAAACACAAGGATAGCAGATTCCTTGGCTGAAATAGATAAGTACGCAAAAGACATTATGCAATCAAAAACCTCAGAAGGGGTTGTAATAAAAGACATAGAATCTACATATTACATTGGTAGTAAGAAAAATCCAAAGTGGATTAAATTCAAGAAATTTGTAGATTTAGATGTTATAGTATTAGAGAAAAAGAAAACTAAGTCTAATCTATATTCTTATTCGGTTGGCGTTGGGCCATTATCGGGTGAAGAGGCTAGAGAACATACAGGTACAGAATATGAAGGAAAGACGTACCTGCAAGTAGGAAAAGCATTGAACACAAAAGAAAATGTAGAAGTCGGTGCTATTGTAAGAGTAAAGGTAGATGAAGTAAGGAGAGCAGGTAAAGGGTATAGTCTGTATTCTGCAAAGGTAATTGAGATACCAGAAGTAGAAACTCCTGAGAAACTAGTGACATTAGAGTTTCTTTCAAAGGATGGAAGAAAGTCATTAAAATACAATGTAGAAGAAGCGTTGTTAAAATACACAATCACAGATGGTATTCATGGTACTGCTGAAATTTTATTGAAGTCAGACTATGAAGGCTATTCTGTATATGGTGTCCAAGGTGATAGCCTGATGGAAAAGAATGCTATTGCTGATATGGATATGTGGAAAGAGCAGTTATCAGAAATACACAAAGGAAAGACAACAGAAGCAATTGCCATACTAAAACAATATCTTCAAGATGAAGACCCAAATGAAAAGGGAGTACACATTAAAGATATCTTTGAGTATATTGTTAAAAGAGATTCTGAATTAACTGAAGCAATGTTTGAAAACAATGCTAGAAAGTTAAAGAATTTTATGAATGACCATGATGCTTTCATTCCAATAGGCAACCAAAAATTTACTGCTAACTCTAAAATTATAATAAAGGATAAAGAAGAAGATGATAGTAAATATGGAAAGTTTCAACTATACACTAGAAAGGATGGTAATATAGATTTTATAATTAATTACAAAGATGAAACTTTTGCTTGGACTATTGACATAGATAACTCAAAGGATATTTACAACCTGTTTGGTAAATCAGGTAAATATCCAGCAGAAGTATCTAGGGGAGTTCAAAAGGATAAACTCTTAGATAGTGGTAAAATACTTATGGGTGTTCAAAAACATGGTTATCATGAATATAAACTCGAAGGCGACAAGTTTGAAACTAGATTGCATTTGAGAGTTATACCAGTAAAAAAACAAGATACATGGCTTGCTTGGACTGGAATTAAACAAAAGATGTTAGAAAGGTCGGATGACGAAGGTATATGGGATATTACTGAAGATAGGTATAAAAAATTAACCATGCAAATAAAGTAATAACGCCGACTTAATATAGTAAAAGTAGGAAGTGTCTGTGTGTCCGGTACGATTCTGTTAAAATCGAGTGACGATAATGAGTTTAATATTTTAAAATCAGATGATTTAATAATCGGTGGATATGCTTCAATAGAAATAGTAGACAAACAAAATGATTTAATTACATTAAAAGCATTAGAAGAAGCAGTAACAAAATATATGCAAGATGCAAAATACAGAAATGTAATGTCAAACCATTCAAATGTTCAAGTAGGAGATGTAATAGAAAAGTATAGAGATAAACATGGTAATCTCCATAGAACACAAGTAGATGATGTAGGATTTTATGTTGTTATTAAATTAAGAGATGACATAGAAAAAGCAAAAGAAATATCAAGAGGTATTAGAAAAGGAACATTACGTTCATTTAGTATAGGTGGTCAAGCCTTAAGTAAAAGAAAAAAGTCTAATGAAGAATTAGGTGAATATAACGAAATTGACAAGTTAGAACTCCATGAAGTAACAATTTGTGAGAAGGGGATAAATCCAGAAGCAAAGTTTGACATTCTAAAAGAGGAGAAAGATAAAATGAGTGAAAAGTTGGAAAAGGCTTTGGAGGAGTTAAACGGTCTTATGACTCAGTTGAACGACTTCAAAAAAGAAGAGTCCGACATGGACGACAAAGAGAAAATGTCCATGAAGGAAAAAGACGAGGAGAAAATGTCTATGGACGACGACAAAGAAAAAATGGGCTATGAGTCTATGGATTCTGATGAAGAAGACGTTGAAATGGCAGATAAAGACCTTGAAATGGCTGATATGGATGAAGCCGATATGGAAAGAAAAGGAAGAACTGGGCCAGAAGGCTTTGTTGAGAATGCAGGTGCGGGAGAACCCGGACAAGGTAAAAAGCATGAACAAGCAGGTCAGTTAGGTTCTCTCTACAAAGAGTGGTCGGATGATGAATTCGCTACTTTAGACCTTTCCCCAGATAACGTAGAAAAAGCCTACGAAGCGTACAAAGCAGAACAATTGGAGAAGATGGCTTATGATTCTCTAAAATCAAAGTTTGCTAGTAGGTTCGCTGATGAGCAAGATGTCAGAAAGGCATCAATTGCACGAAGCGAGTATGACGCAAAGAATGAAGTCGAAGCACTAAGAGAGGAGTTTGCTACCTTAAGGAAATCCCTTTCAGAACAGACTGAAACAATTGCTAAAGCACAAACAGTAGAAGTGCCTGATGTAGATGTTTCAGAAATGTCATGGGCTGAGATAAACAATTTTGTTTCACAATTTGAGGAGTGATTTAGATGAGTGGATATATTAAGACAATGAAAGATTTAGAGGCTGCAACCTACGGAATTAGGGGAGGCACAGGTAATGCTCTATTAAAGAGCGCAGGTGTTGTTGGTGGATTACATACCGCCCACGATGCTTCAACGTCTGTTATGAGTGGTGCAAGCGGATTATCTTCGCTTTACAACAAAGTATTCGGACAAAAGGTATGGTCAATGCTAAACCAAGAGGTTAATGCTTTGGCTATACTTCCAAAGAGGCCATATACATCAAGTGGATGGCGTATCTTGAAAAGCCGAGCAGAAGGTGGAAGTGGTTCTACCTTTGATGTTGGTGGTTCAGGAGTAGGAACGACAAGAGGTACTGCAACACCAAGAGCCGATTTAATTGGTGGTGTAGCAGAGAACGCAGCATTAGGAGTTAATGGTGATATTCCGCCTATTACACCGGAATACACCACATTGTTCACCAGTCCTAAAACCGTTGCTCATCTGTTTGAGTTTTCTGAGATTGCTCTTGAGATGGCAAAGATTGACGATGGTGTAGGTGACTTAAGAGCCTTAATCCGTGAGGATATGGGTAAACACCACGCAGAAGTACAGAACAAGATGCTACTAATGCCTCTTGAGAAGTATGACGAAGCAAACACAGTAACAAACCTTGGTAGGCAATATACTTCTTTGATGAAGGTAGTTGCTTCAAGTGCTGAGTTAAACGCATTGAATGACGCTGGACTTCTAGCAACATCTGCGTCTGCATCAACACTACCAACAACCATAACCACGATTTACGGTGCAACAGACCGTCAATTATCTAGTGGTAATGCAGTTGCGTCTTTCCTAGATGCAGAGGTTGATTTCGGTGATGGATATGCAGCCGCAAACTGCCGTGTTCTAACCTTAACTATCTTAAACGATATGCTAAGGCGAATCCGTCAGAACGGTGGTAGTCCAAAAGTTATCTTAACTGGATATGATACTATTCAGCATCTAGGTGACTTACTACAAGCACAAGAGAGGTTTATGGACAGGAAAGAAATTATTCCTACACATAACGGAGTAAGAGGAGTTAAGGGTTCAGAAGTTGGCTTTAGGGTCGCTACTTACTTTGACATACCAATTATTCCTTGTAAGGATATGCCAAAGACTGCTCATGGTAGTGCAACAAACACCCTAAGTGATTTACTGGTACTTGATACCGACCATCTATGGATGAGCGTTATGAAGCCTACTCAGTATTTCGAGGATGGTATTGACAACGGCAACCCATTTGGTGTTGGAACGCTCGGAAACCAAGCAATGTTTAGAACCATTGCTGAAACTGGTTGTTCCTTCTTCAAGGGCCAAGGTAAGATAACCAACCTAAAGAGTGCGTGAGGTGATTAAGCATGGCATTAGCATACACCGTTACTTTACTTGCTGACCATAAGGGAGTCACACTTCCTAAAGCAGTAGGTGATGAATATGTTGTTGATGCTTTGATAGATGTAACGTCAATAGTCGCAGCAGGGTCAGTAATCCCTGCTTCGGCTCTTGGCCTATCATCTGTTCATTGCGTATCAATCACAGGTTGTGACAACGCTAACGCAGTATTGCCATTAGTGGAAATTAGTGCTACTGGTGCTTATGAGAGTGCAACATCGTTTGCTCTCATGTTCACCGCATTAGACGGTACTAACGCTTCGCTAAGTAATGATGCTAACGGCGGTTCTGTTAGAGTGAGAGTTTGGGGTAATCTCTAAATAAGTAATGTGGCCTTTGCCCCTATGTAAGTAGGGGCATTGGTCACTATACACTAGAGGATGTAATAGAATGGCTTTTCTAGAATTAAGTAATGAAGGTAAGTCTGTTAGTTATTACCATGCTAACGGAACGGAATATGTATTTGAGTACGCCAAGAAAACTAAAGTAGACTTAAACATGGCATTAGGTTTTTTGGGTGCAGATAAATACAAAGTCACTTTTGATTTAAGTGACAAAGATGCGATTGCAGGGGCATCTGATTGGGCTATTAAACTGTTAAAGGCTGAGTTTAATGTATTAGGAGATAAGGAAGATTTACTCAAAACAATGTTTCCAGTATCAAAACCTAAGAAAATAGTCAAAAAAGTACAGAAGGCAGTTGTGCCTGTAAAGCCAACAACGCCTAAACCAGTAACGACTGAAAAGAAGACACCAAGCAAGGTTGATAAGGCCAAGGCTTCTTCCGATGAATGAGAGGGCGACAGAATGGTTAGTGGATGTAATACAACAGGTGTGTTAAACGCTACTAAACTATGTTATGTTGGAAAGGCTCGCATTGCCTCTATCAAGGTATTTGGTACAGGCACTACGGCCGGAAGCATAACAGTTTATGATTCTAGTTCGGCTACTACATCAGGCAAAAAGGTCGTTACAAAGATGTATGTTGGTGCTTCAAATACACCACACAACTATGATTTTGACTTTCATGGGGCAATTGTCGCAGAAGGAATTTATGTAGTAGAATCCGGTACAATAGAATATTCTATCGAATTCTTCTGAGTGATTAAATGCCAGCGTTAGAAAAAGAAACAAAACTCGTAATGACGATATTATTCGTCGGAGCGATAAGCGGAACAAACGTCTACTTCTATGCGAAGTATGGCGATATGATTGCGTTCAATAATTACGCCCATGCGTTAGTCTTTGGACTAATGACCATTGGTGGTATATTGACAATGAAAGCAATATTTGATTTAGCATTGAACGACTATATTGAAATGGCTCTACTAGACAGACGAATTGCTGCATATTGGGCTAAGAAACAAAGAGATGACAAACAAAGAGAGAAAATCAGGTCTACTATGCAACAGTATAGAATACCCCAACAACAGTTTACCCCTCCATTTAATCAACCACAAGTGGTTGAAGAACGGCAGACGGTTACTCCTTCTTTCTTAGCGAAATTAGAGTGATAGTATGTTAGATGCCATAGCATTTGGGATGGATGAAACCGCTTTAGCCTATGATATGCAAAGAGCGCATTCAGCAGATGTATGGTTTCTAAGAGCCAGATTTTATTTTTGGGGAACAATAAGTACAGTAGTTGGATTTTTAATAGGACACGGTATTTCTTTAGCGGGAGTTAATCTATATGTTTCGGCATGGGAGGGTTTTTGGAATTTCGTACATCATTTGTGAGGTGCTTGAATGTCGGTAATGACTGGTTTCGTTATTATAATGGCGGAACAAATAGGTCTATTATGGAAAAAACTTCATGCAGTTCCTTTTGGTGTTTATGGTGCTAGTAAGGTTGGAAAAACTACTTTACATCATCAATTAAGAACAAGAGGCGAAGTACCAAAAATAAAAGAAAGAACAGTTGGAAGAGGGAGAGCAACAAGAAAGTCTATTAAAATAGATGGCGACCAACATACAATTAGAACGGCAGATATAGGAGGAGAAACAGTTTATTGGGGTGAATGGCTAAAGGATATGAAAAGCCGTAAAGTCAAATACATTATTTTTATGATTGACGATAGACACATGGATAAACACTATGATATAGAACAACAATTATGTTGGACATTTTTAGTAGATACAATATGTTCTAAATATTGGGATGCAATAAATAGAAGACAGAAGAAAAAGAATCATGATTATCCAGTAGCAGTAGGTTTATGGGCAAACAAATTTGATTTGTGGAAAGATAAATATGAATATGAAGACATACAAAATCATCCTATATTTGAATCATTTAAAGATGGAATGCAAAAGTTAAATGATAGAGGAATACCATGTTACAAATATATAGTAAGTGCAAAATCAGATTCAGAAATGGTATATCGTGGAATAGCAACAATGATAGAGGACTATTAATGATAACAAACAATTGTTCAATGTCGCCATATTGCGACTGTATAGAATGTAAGGAGAGAAGAGTATGACTATGAATTACCAACCGCCAAGTTTAATCGGTGCTACTAATGCATCAGTAGCCAATCCGTTTATGCCCCCATTGAAATTTGCTAGAGCAGCAGGGGCTATAATGACATATGAATATAAAAGTGAAAAGCCAAAGAAACAAGTAAAAGAAATGATTAAAGTTTTATGGCCTGAAAGAAAATCGTTTTTGAAAATACCTTTCGGTTACAAATTCAATACAAAAGATAGATGTGTTGTTTGCGGTACTCACAAGATTTGGGATATGTCTGACCCTATGAGGCCACCTATACCTTTACACAAAGTAAAGAAGGGTTATCCAATGAGAGGTACTTATTGCGATAAACACGCAGGTTTGCATAGACAGTATGAAATGTTAGAGCAACAGATAATAGCAGATGAACATGGTTTAGAGTTCAACCAGTATATACCTAGACCAAAAGTACCTAAAATGTTACAATCTGCACCGCTAACTTCATTAAGGCAATCTGATATAGAGTCATTGTCTGAGATAGGGTGGATGATAAGACCCCCTAAAATGTTGAATGAAACCAACGAAGACGAATTATTTAGATTAACAATAGAAAGTCATTCAATCAATAAAAGAGTAATTGAACTAATGACTAAAGGCACACAAGTAGTGCAACAAGAAATACAGGAAATAGAGGTGGAATAAAATGGGAGTGTTTGGAACAAGCAATACAACATTAGCAAACCAAATCACCGCACAAGGGGCGGCGGATTTTAAAGCAGTAAATAATCTGCTAACTTTACAAGAAAACCATGTAGAAGAATTCTTTACCTATCACGGAATGGAATTCATTACTGCATTTGAGAAACTACTAGAAGATGTAACTACTAGAGTAGTAGCACAAATGCTACCTAAATTGAAATTTATTAACAATACAAATGGTGATTTAGAGGTAGAACAAAACGCACTAAGAGAGTTTGAAACTATTACTGCGGAAAATATTACTTTAGATATTCAGTCAATTGTATCGGCTGCACTAAATACAGAAGTAGTTATGCAAAGAAAGATGGCTAAACAACAATATCTTGAGGCACAAGGTTTTGCTACTGCACAAGTACCACAACAACAACAAATGCCACAAGGATATCCACAACAACAAGGCGGTATGCCTAATGCGGGAGGAATGAATCCTAGTGAAATTAATGGTGGTAATCCTATGGTACAAGCCAATAACATGATGATGCAACAACAACAGGCTTTCAACAATCCTTCAGGTTATCCAGTACCGCCCGCAGGTACAGATACAATGGGCAATCCATACTGGATAGACCCCGCTACTGGACAAGCCACATATACACCGCCGGGTTCCGGTTTAGGTCTAGGTGCAATGATTCAGAAAGGGGCTGCATGGGCAGCGTGGCTTGCATGAGGGGGATAAATGACTATAATTATCCCTTCTCGACTTGTGTTGGATAAACAAAATAGTGCCATCACACTAGGCGAAACAATACGGTTAGACAGTTCTGATATGGGTCAGACTTCTAGCCCTATGTTTCGTTTAATGGTAAAGTTTCTGTTGAATCCTGTGTCGAGTGGTTCTCACAATAATGTAGAAAGAAATTTATCTAAGTATTTAGATTATGAGTTCATGCAAGAGGCATCAGAAGAAACTTCTGATATGGAATATGAAGAAGCAGAATATAAGAAATATGTTGATGATGCATATAAATTATTATCTGAAATGGATATTCAAACGTTTTTGGATGAACACGTTAAACCAAAACTATCCGGTAGTAGGATAGCAAATTTCTCTCAATCTGATTTAGATGCGGTGATTAGAAATCTAGGCAATGAAGAATTGCCAATGAAAGAATATCTAACATCTTCTGGTTTTAATAAAATAATGGGAACTAGAAAAACAGGAGATAAGAGTAGAAAGATTAGAAACATAGCAGAATCAAAAGCGATGTATGAAGATGCTTTGGATGGCATTGATGCTTTGGATAATGATGGCGAGGGCAAGTACATACAAATTTCTGAGTTTAGAAGAGGTGAGAGAAAAGGAGGTGCAGGTGGCTATTTAACAACAGTTGATGGAGTGCGTGAAGAAAGACCTGCTACTATTATCGAGTATAAAATAGAAATAAACACAGAAAAGATGTTTAAAGATATTTTTGAAGATGCTGGTATTGAACCTAGAATAGATGTAAGAAAGGCAGAAGCAACATTAGAAGAGGTTATAGAAGATTATTCTAAATCACAACAAGATGATAGTTATGACTTAGAAATAACTCCTAATATGCCTAATCTTGAAGATTTAAGAGAAAGCGGTTTTGAATTTATTTGGTTTCCTAAAGACTTAGTACAAAAGGCACTCAAAGATTCTGGATTAGCAGAACAAATAATTAGAATAAATATGAAACTTATTTGGAACGAAGATAGAGTGGAATATGATGGATTGCCATTTGATGCGTTAGATGATAAACAAAAAGAATTATTATTATTATTATACAATACTGATGTAATAAAGATAGATTCTATTTATAGATATGTAAAGGATGAAGTTGTACCTTCAAATAGAAACTTAAATCAATTAGAAAAGAAGTTTTTAAAGGAAGAAATAGAACCTAGAGCGAAGAAACAAGCAACTGAGCCTAGTTTTGAAGATGAATTTGAAGAAAAACTATGGTCTAAAATTAATGATAAGGTAAGACTAGAAAGAAAGATGGATATTATATTACATGCACCAGATGAAAGTAAGCATAGTGAAACTAAATTATTTGTAACACCAATAAATTATAATCAATTGAAAGTAGACGGAAAGGAAGGGCTACTTAGTGTCAAGAGAAATGATTCATCTAAAGAGTTTCATAGTATTATAAAACAGATGTTAAGCCCTAATGATATTGGTATTCATACTTTAACTGCAAGAGTGATTAAAGTAGATGACCCTTACGTTAAACTTGCAGAAGGTTATATCAATAAACCTACTATGCCAAGTGGCGGGTCATCAGCAAAGAATAAAAAAAGATTTAGAGAACTATTAGATGAAACATGGAATGTGTTTAGACTAATAGATGCAGAATACAAATCAAAGGGAAAACCATTTTTGAGTAACATAAAAGAAACTAGTCCACAAAGAGTATCAAAACCAGAGAGGTCATTGACTGATGTTGACTATGATAGAATGGATAAGCCTTTGACTAGGCCGGGTAAAAACCCACCAACTCAAGGACAAAGTAGAGTTAAAGAAGGAGGCCAAGTGGCCTTGATTAGTGTTCAATCAAGAGTGTTTAATAGTTCACTAAAAAGACAACTTAGAAAGTTAAGGAGGTATGTAAATGAGTAAATTAAAGACAGAAAGTGATTATGTGATTGCCGGATTACCCAATTATTCGACGGGAATAGGGCATTATACTACACATACAGAAGTATCTGATTTACTACAAGTAGGTGCATTTACTAATTCAAGTGTACCTAGTATTGCACAAGTAGGTAAGATAATTAAGAGAGTAGAAGGAAAGATAGACAATAGCATAAAATTGTCATATAGACCAGAAATAATTAAGGATGAAATACACAACTTTGATTCTCTAAACCAAAGTGCATATCCTGTTATTTCTCATAAGGACTATGTTGGGTTTATTCAGTTAAATACTGAGTCACTTAGAAAGTTAATCAAGTTAGAAGTTTATCAAGGAGATGAATATGTAGACCTTGCTTCTGCTAGTGTTAAATATACTCCACCAGAAAGTGCAGTTAATGGTACATTTACAATCACATTAGGAGTTGGAGATGCAGGTACAGGTTATAGATTCGTATTGACTAAAGGAAATTCAAACGGTTTTTATGACACCTTTGGTAGAAAAACTACTGTTTTACAAATATGTGATGCAATAAACGAAGTATTTCCTTCAAAGACTGCACAATTCACAGGAGAAACGGCAATAAAAACTACTACTGATGCTCCTGATAATGGTGGTGTAACTAGAAGTATTTCTGATTTCTTTTATGCTAGTCCTTCTGGTGATGGTACACAAGTATGTATTTCTTCTTTATTGCCTTCTGATGCAGGTACTATTTGTACTATTCAAGCAACACATGGTAGTCCTACTTCTTCTACATCATTTACAGATAATGAATCAGCAGGTAGAGATGATGACTTCTGGACTATTAGTGATGAAGGTAAAATATTCTTTAAACAAAATTATCCTTATTATGAATATCATTCTATTAGAGTAACATATGTACGAGGTAAGTCAAGAGTACCTGCTGAAATACATGAGGCTGCGACTAAACTAGTTGCTGCGGAAATACTAGTTCATGATGATAATACTATACTTATTGCTGAAACAGGTGCTAACATAGACTTGAAGATGAAGCATGAAATTCTAATAAAAGAAGCAGAAGATATTATCAAAGGAAAGCAAGTGCTTCTCCATCTTATTGATTAGGTGTTATCATGAACCAGAAAGAAATGTTTGCTTCCATTCTAAAGTATGCTAAGGAACAAGCAAGAATAGCCAAAGAACGAGAAGAAATAATGTCGGGGCTTACATCTGGCGACAAAAGTTTTGGTATTGAAACAAAGGAAGAAATAGATTTCTATCTAGTTAATGTTGGAATGCAAGAAGGTGCTAAGAAAATGATGCAACTCAATGGGGAATACTATAAACAAGCAATTAATGTAGCGAGGCAAAATCATGTTAGATGAAGTTACATTTGTTATACGTCTACTAAGTGATAATTGGGCTACTGCATCTTCATCGGATGGTAGTGGAAACAATGGGTTTGGCGACCCTACTCCGGGTTTAGC